ACCACCAATGCAAACGGCATACAGGAGATTGCAGTAAGACATTTACCACCTGTAAAAACAGACAACTTTGGTCGTAAATGGATTAGTTGGGTCAATACACCCACAACTACATTAGACGAAATGAACGTAGCAGGTAAGTTTGTAATTATTGGTGTGACTGCAAACGGTGTAATGCCACAAGTAGCTACTCCTGTAGGTTTGTTAGAGCCACATAAGATACAAGCTGCGTTAGCAGAATCAATACTAATACAAGACTCTCCTATGATACCTGAGTGGTCTATAGCTGCTGAAATGCTCATTTTTATCACATCAGTAACTTTTATATGGCTTGTAATTGCATATTTTGGTATAACCCTAGGAGTTGCATTAGCATTATCAATAATGCTTTCTACGGCTTTAGGTGGCTATTACGCAATACAAGCAGGTGTATTGATAGATGTAACTTGGTCTTTAGTATCACAATTTATTGCCGGGTCTATAGGTTTTTACCTTAGATTTAGAGAACAATACAAACTAAGACAACAAATAAAAAAACAGTTTGAGCATTACCTTGACCCAAGACAAGTAAAACAATTACAAAAAAATCCTGAACTCTTAAAACTTGGTGGAGAGAAAAGAAGATGCACTTTTATGTTTACAGACTTGCGTGGCTTCACAGCCTTGAGTGAGTCTGTAGAGCCTGAAAAAGTAACTTATATTATGAATAGAGTTCTAACAGCACAGGTTGAAGCAGTGCAAAAATACAACGGTTGCATTGACAAATTTATTGGTGACGCAGGCATGTACATCTGGAACGCACCTTTAGATGTAAAACATCACGAACAAATAGCATACGAGTGTGCATTAGAAATTATAGAAAATGTTAAAAAAGTAAGCGATGAATTGGTTGCAGAAGGCTTACCACCTGTAGCAATAGGCCTAGGTTTAAATACCGGAGATGCAATAGTTGGTAACATGGGTAGCGATACACGATTTGATTATTCTGCTATAGGCGATGCTGTAAATACGGCTGCAAGACTAGAATCGGCTACCAAAGAAAGAAATGTAGATATTTTAATAGGCGAAGAAACAGAAAAGTTTTGTGGTTACAAATTAAAAGTGTTAGAATCTATCAAGGTTAAAGGAAAAGCAAAACCATTAAAAATTTATACAAAGCATTTATAAAATATATGGCAACAACAAAAGAAGCAATTAGTAAACTAGAAGCACACGAAAGAGAGTGTGCGATTAGATATGAAAACATAGAAAAAAGACTTGAAGACGGCTCAAAGCGTTTTGATAAGCTTGAAAACATGATATGGGCTGTATATCCGTTTATCTTACTTTCTGTGGTTTTATCTAGGTTTGTGTAGTGGAAAAAACACTTGCATTGCTGAAACAAGCAATCGAAGTAGTAAGCAATTATTTATTTCCCAAATATAAAATCACAGTTTCATTTAATAAAGAATATGGCGACTCTGATGACAAGGTTTACATATCAAAAAAGATTGTGACAAAAAAAGAAAAACATCTTAAATTTAAAGATGAAGATGACAGAATTGTAGAATACAGAAGTGCATCTGGTCTTAATTACATTATAGAGGATGTCTGATGCAACAATTCTTATTTGCAATAATACTTACTCTTTGTTTTACCACTTACTATTTGTACAATCAAAATAAAGTTCTTACAGCAAACAATCTTGCTTTAGAAAATGCAATTGCAACACAAGAAGAAACAATAAAATCACTACAAAATGATTTTGAACTACAAACCACACAATTAAATGCATTATCTCTAAAAAGCCAAGCGGCACAAAGAGAATTGAACAGGTACGTTTCTTTTATTCAAAATTATGAACTGTCTGCAAAAATACTAGCAGACCCGGTTGAAATGGAAAGGAAAATTAATAATGGCACAAAACACATTATGGAAGACATCGAAAAGCTTAGCGTTGTTGTTGACAGTCTTGATGATGGCGAGCAGCTGCAGCCTGCTTCCAACTAAGAAAATAGAAGTTAGTGCTAAGCCAATAGAAAGAAAAATAGCACACCCTGTCATGCCAAGAGAAATAGACTTGCGTGAACCTATGTGGATTGTGGTTACACCATCTAATTACGAAGAACAGCTTGCTAGAATAGAAAAACAAGAAGGAGAATTAGTATTTTTAGCTATGACCATACCTGATTACGAGGTAATGGCATACAACATGCAAGAATTGAAGAGATATATAAATGAACTTAAAGAAGTTGTTGTGTACTACAAAACTGTTACAACACCAAAACCTGAGGAGAAGTAAAATGCAAATATCACAAAATGGAATAGATTTAATCAAATATTTTGAGGGCTGTCCTACAGATGCAGACGGCAACGTAGTAAGTTATCGTTGTGCTGCAAATAAAGCCACAATAGGCTACGGTTCCTTAAAACTTATAGATGGCACTCCTGTAGAAGATGGTATGAAGATAAGCAAACAAGATGCAGAAGACCTACTCGCACACGAACTACATGAGTATGAGGGGTATATAAATAAGATGGTTGAACCTGAGTTGAAACAAAACGAATTTGATGCATTGGTATCATGGGTGTTTAATTTAGGCCCATCAAATTTAGCTGCAAGCACTTTATTAAAGAGACTCAACATGAAGATGTGGAATGATATACCAAACCAAATTAAACGCTGGAACAAGGTAGGTGGTGTGCCTAATGAAGGTCTAACGAAAAGAAGAAACGCAGAAGCCTTGTTGTTTGAAGGTAAAGAATGGGGTAAAGTCTAACTGACATGATTGTTTGTGGATATTCACTTATCTCCTCTCTCTCCAGAGCAACGTGTCAGGAGAGTCAAGCGTCCTTTACATATTGGCTCTCCACCTAATGCTTAACCTAGATAACATAAAATCATTTGACGCTTTATCAAGAGATGAGCAGGTAGAAGCACTTACTCTTATTGACAAATGGAAAAACCTGAACGCAAGAGACAGATGTAGAGATGATTTTTTAGAATTTGTAAAATTTCATTGGGAAGGCTTTATTATGGGCAGGCATCACAAGATTCTTGCAGAAAAGCTTAACCGTATTGCACAAGGCAAATGTAAGCGACTTATGGTTATGTTACCGCCTAGGCACTCAAAATCAGAATTTGCATCAACCTATTTTCCTGCATGGATGATGGGGTTGAATCCAAGTTTAAAAATTATACAGGCAACTCACACAGCCGAATTAGCAGTAAGATTCGGCAGAAGAGTTCGTAACATAATTGATAGTGAAGAGTATCAGACTATTTTTCCTGATATAAACTTATCAGGCGATAACAAATCAGCAGGAAGATGGACTACAGACGATGGTGGAGAGGCTTTCTACTCAGGCGTTGGTGGTGCCATTACAGGTCGTGGTGCTGATTTATTGATTATTGACGACCCACATTCAGAGCAAGATGCGATGTCACCTACTGCTATGGATGCTGCATGGGAGTGGTATACCTCTGGACCTAGGCAAAGGTTACAGCCCGGAGGAACTATAGTCTTGGTTATGACAAGATGGAGTACCAAAGACTTAGCAGGTAGATTGTTAAAAAGACAATCAGAAACACACGCTGACCAATGGGAAGTTGTTGAGTTTCCTGCAATTATGCCTGATTCCGAAGAACCCTTATGGTCAGAGTTTTGGAAGAAAGAAGAGCTGTTATCAGTAAAAGCTTCTCTGCCTGTAAGCAAATGGAACGCACAATGGATGCAGAATCCAACGGCTGAAAGTGGTTCTATTGTAAAAAGAGAATGGTGGAACACTTGGGAAAAAGAAGGTATACCAAGCTGTCAATGTATTATACAAAGCTATGATACAGCTTTTAGTGCAAAAGAAACCGCTGACTATTCTGCTATTACCACATGGGGTATTTTTGACCCTGAGGACGGCAGTGAAAGTGCAATTATATTATTGGATGCAAGCAGGCACAGGGTAGACTTTCCTGAATTAAAACACATTGCATCTGAAGAATATAAATATTGGGAGCCTGATATTGTTTTAATTGAGGCAAAAGCTAGTGGTACACCACTAACACAAGAATTAAGAAAGATAGGCATACCTGTACAAGCTTACTCACCAAGTAGAGGACAAGACAAGGTTGCAAGAATGAACTCTATTGCACCTATGTTTGAAAGTGGTATGGTATATGCAACAGAAGATGCTTTTGCAGAGGAAGTTATAGAAGAGCTTGCTGCTTTTCCGTTTGGTGAAAATGACGACTTTTGCGATTCAACCACTATGGCTATGATGAGAATAAGACAAGGTGGCTTAATAGACCTAGACAGCGACTATCAAGATGATATGTCTGTAGATAGAAAGGCATTAACATATTATTAATTTTATGGATATAATAAGACATGGTTACAGAAAGAAGACTCGGAACAGAAGATAATCCAGACATAATAGACCAAAGCAAGTCTGTAAATGTGCCTGCAGAAGAATTATCTATAGATGCACCTGAACAAACATTTGAAGAATCAATGATTGATGCTATGGAAATAACCATAGGTGATGAAGAAATTTCTTTTGATGAGCCAATGGAAGAAGTGCAAGCAGATATACCGTTTGATGCAAACTTGGTTGAATATCTTGACGATTCTATTCTTGGCTCACTATCTAATAAATTAATAAATTCAGTAGAGAACGACAAAGAATCAAGAAAAGAATGGGAAAAAACCTATACTGACGGCTTAAAATATCTAGGCATGAGGTTTGACGAGCAAAGAAGTCAACCGTTTGAAGGCTCTAGTGGGGTTATACATCCAATACTTTCAGAAGCTGTAACACAGTTTCAAGCACAAGCATATAAAGAATTATTACCAGCACAAGGTCCAATCAAAACACAGGTTGTCGGTCAAAGAGACATGAATACAGAAATGCAAGCTGAAAGAGTTTGTGAGTTTATGAATTATTACATCATGAACGAAATGCCTGAATATGACCCTGATTTAGACCAATTGTTGTTTTATTTACCACTTTCAGGTAGTGCATTTAAGAAAGTTTATTACGATGCAGCCAAAAACAGACCTGTATCTAAGTTTATACCTGCAGAAGATTTATTAGTTCCTTATAACGCAACCGACTTATTATCAGCAGAAAGAGTTACTCATGTTGTTTCAATGAGCAACAATGAAGTAAGAAAAATGCAGCTTTCTGGCTTTTATGCAGACATTGACCTTAATGATAGTGAACAAATTATTCGTGACAGTATTGATAAAGAAATAGACAAAATACAAGGCGTAGAACCTGATTATAGTGATGACGAGCAAAGAAAACTTTATGAAATACATACAGTAGAAGATATTGAAGGCTTTGAAGACGTTGATGATATGGGTGAAACCACAGGTTTAAAACTACCTTATATCATTACTGTAGACGACTCTACACAACAAATTTTATCTATAAGAAGAAACTACAACCCTGAAGACCCATTAAGAAACAAAATCAATTATTTTGTTCAATATAAGTTCTTACCGGGACTAGGTTTTTATGGGCTTGGCTTATCACACATGATTGGTGGTTTGTCTAAAGCTTCTACATCAATACTAAGGCAGCTAATTGATGCAGGTACTTTAAGCAACTTACCTGCAGGATTTAAAGCAAGAGGTATCAGAATTAGAGACGAAGCCTCACCACTACAACCCGGTGAATTTAGAGATGTTGATGCTCCGGGCGGTGCATTAAGAGACTCTTTAATGCCATTACCCTACAAAGAGCCAAGCAACGTATTGTTTAGCCTACTTGGCTTATTAGTAGATTCAGGCAAAAGATTTGCAGCTATAGCCGACATGAATATAGGTGATGCTAATGCAGCTATGCCTGTAGGCACAACTGTAGCTTTATTAGAAAAAGGCACTAAAGTAATGAGTGCTATTCATAAAAGATTGCATTACGCACAAAAGAATGAATTTCAAATTTTAGCTAGAATATTTCAAGAGTTTTTACCACCTGTATACCCATACGAAACAGGAAGCGGTTCAAGAGAGGTAAAAGTACAAGACTTTGACCAAAGAATTGATGTAATACCTGTCTCTGACCCAAACATATTCTCAATGAGCCAAAGAGTCATTATGGCTCAGGAACTGCTTACTATGGTGCAATCAGCACCAGAACTGCATGGCCCACAGGGTATATATGAAGCCTATAGAAGAATGTATGCAGCTTTAGGCGTAGATAATATAGAAAGTTTACTTGTACCACCTGCTGACACGACACCTCAGCCAGTAGATGCAGGTATTGAAAATAGTGGATTATTACAAGGTATTCCACAACAAGCTTTTCCAGAACAAAACCATGAGGCACATGTAGAAGCACATAAAACACTTTTCTTAACTCAAGCAGTAATAATGAACCCACAGCTACAATCAGTAATTATTGCTCATGTTATGCAACACTTACAATTTATGGCTAATCAGATGGCAGAACAACAGTTACCACCTGAAGTGCAACAACAGATACAACAACAAATGCAACAGGCACAACAGCTTGACCCACAAGCACAAGCAGGCCTGCAAAAACAAATACAATCTATTATTGAAAGTTATAGCTCACCAATATTGGCACAACTGTCAGCTGAGTTCTTACAATCAGTACAACCACCGCAACAAGATGACCCACTTGTAGAAATAAGACAACAAGAACTTGGTTTGCGTGATAAAGAAATAGAAATGAAAAACCAACAGTTTATGGCTAAAGAAGAACAAGATGCCATGGAAAAAGGTGCTGAGTTACAATTACAACAACAAAAAGCTGACCAACAGGCTATGATTGGCAATGAGAAAAATGAAATTGCCAAACAAAGATTGCAACAACAGGCAGAGTTAAAATTAGTAGATTTACAAGCGAGGATGAATAAATGACAAGTTCAATTAACGAAAAGATAGTAGAGCAGATTAAACAGAAAAAAGCTGAAGCTAAAATGGTTGAAATGCAAGAACAGGTAGTAGAGCCAAAAAGAGCTAGAGATGACAAAGGTCATTATGTAGCAGATGATTTATCTACACCTGACGTAAACGAAGCATGGGAAGGTGGTAAAGCACCTAAGAAAAAAGCAAAAAAAGCTGTTGCTAAGAAAAAAACAGTAGCAAAGAAAAAAACGGTTGCTAAGAAAAAAGCAGTCAAAAAATCTAAATAAGGAGCAAGTATGAAAGCAAAAACTTCCATAAAGATTAAAGGTCAAGGAAGCATTGCCCTGTCACAACCAAAAAAGGTGAAAGTTGATACAGCACACAAACCGGGTTATGGCAAAGGCGTAAGCAGAGGTAAAGGAGCTGCTTTGCGAGGCAACAAATTCAACGGCGTATTTTAAATTAAATGGATAAGTATGATTTAATTCATGCTCTCCGTAAAAGTTTAAACGAAAGAGAGGAGCAAATTAAGGATATCTTGATGTCAGGTGGCATCAAAGATATGGAGAAATACCAATTTTTAATGGGTGAAATATCTGCATTATCCTATATTCATGATAAGATAAAAGAACACTTACATGAAAAAGGAGATTTTGATGAGTAGTGATGTAAAAACTGAGGTTAATGAAGATACTATTAACCTTGATAAAGCTTTTGTTGAAGAGGACAACAGAGTTTTAGACCCCACCCTATTAGATAAAAGTATTCTTGAAAGGATGCCTCAACCTACTGGGTGGCGACTTTTGGTATTACCTTATAAAGGTAAAGGCGTATCAGAAGGCGGTATTCAATTGGTTAAGGAAACCATAGATAGAGAAACCCTAGCGACTGTTGTTGCTTATGTAGTAGCCATGGGTCCTGATTGTTATAAAGACACAAAAAGGTTTGTAAAGCCTTGGTGTGAAAAAGGACAGTGGATATTAATAGGTAGATATGCAGGCTCTAGGTTTAGGTTGGCTGATGAAAGCGAAGTCAGAATTATTAATGATGACGAAGTCATAGCCACTATTTTAGACCCTGATGACATTGTTTCAGTATAAGGAGAATATATATGAACGAAATGAATAATGAAAATCAAGTCGAAGCAGAAGAAATAGTTGTAGATGTAGAAGATACACCTGTAGCTGAAGAACCTGTTGTTGAAACCGACTCAGGCGGTGACGATGAACTTGATAAATACACTAAAGGTGTATCAAAACGAATAAATAAACTAAATGACAAAATACGACAAGCGGAACAAAGAGCCGCAGAGTATGAGTCTAAGTATACGCAGTTATCAAATGAATATAACACGGTTAAGAAAAGAGCTAGTGTTTTAGACAAAAGTTATACTGAAGAGTATGAGAATCGTGTTAAGTCGCAAAGACAACAAGCAGAAGACTTGTATAGAAAAGCAAGAGAGACTAATGACCCTGAATTAGAGGTCAAAAGTGTTGAGCTGCTTAATAAAGTTTCTTTAGAAGAAGAAAGGGTAAGATTAGCTAAAGTTCAGCTAGAAAACCAACAACAACAAACATTCACAAATTCAGCACAAACTGTACAAAATGTGCAACAAGAAGTGTATGATAAACCTAAGCCTGATTCTAAAGCAGTTGAATGGCAAAAAAATAATGACTGGTTTCAAAAAGACAGAGTCAAAACATACACTGCTATGGGTATTCATGAGGACTTAATAAACGAAGGTTTTGACGGTCATGATGATGATTACTACCAAGAATTAGACAAAAGACTTTTAAAGGTTTATCCTGATATAAGGAATAAACCTGAAGGCGTATCAAAAGATACCAACTCAACTGTGCAAAGAGTTGCTTCTGCTTCCTCTGGAAGTCGCCAAGGAACACAAGGGAAGAAAAGCGGTATTAAAATTAATTCTAACCACGCTTCCGTAAAGAGTAACTTAAAACCTTACGGAATGTCACAAGAAGAGTGGCTTAAAAGAGTCGGTAAAGAAATAGTTAAACTTGAAGGAGCTAAATAATGGACATAGATGCAATTGAAAATACAACACGCCAATCTCGTGATGAAGAGCAACACGATAAAAACGCTAGAAGAAAACCATGGCAACCAGCAAGGATGCTTGAAACTCCGCCTGCTCCAGAGGGATATCAATACCGATGGATTAGGTCAGAGTATGTAGGTGTAGAAGATAGAAACAATGTTTCTGCTAGAATGAGAGAAGGATGGGAGTTTGTCAGACAAGACGAAATACCTGATTTCCCTTTACCTACAATCGAGCATGGAAGACATGCAGGTGTCATTTCAGTAGGTGGTTTGATATTAGCAAAAATACCACAAGAAACTGTTGCTGAAAGAAACGAGCATTACAAACAAAAAAATGTTCAACAGAACGAAGCACTAGACAATACTATGTTTAATGAAGTTCAAGGCAACAATAGATATGTTAAGTATGATTCTAATAGAAAATCGAATGTATCATTTGGAAAAAAAAGGTAGGATAAATTATGGCGAATAAAGACGCTTCATTTGGTCTAAAGCCTGTAAGAATGATGGGTGGCTCACCCTATTCAGGCGGACAAAGCCGTTATAGAATAGCCGCAAACTACGGAACAAGTATTTTTCAAGGCGACCTAGTAATGCAAGTTACTGGTGGTACTGTTGAAATTCACGCAGATGGCGGTACGGTTCCTATAGTTGGCGTATTCAATGGCTGTATGTACACAGACCCAACAACATCAGAGCAAGTATTTAGTAATTATTACCCTGCAAGCACTAATGCTTCAGACATAATTGCTTTTATACATGATGACCCTAATACGGTCTTCGAGATTCAAGCAGACGACACTTTCCCAGTGGCTGATTTGTTTGGTAATTTTGATATTGTCTACACAAACTCAGGTAGCACCTATACAGGTATTTCAGGAGCAGAATTAGACGTAACAACAGGTGCAACTTCAACAAATTTGCCTCTGAAAGCTATTGACATTAGTCAAGACCCTGATAACTCAGACGTTGCTTCAGCAAATACTAATGTTTTAGTTGTTATTCAAAATCACATAAGCGGCGTAAAAGGTGCCGGCTTAGCATAAGGAGTAATTAGATGGCTATTTCACGCGCACAATTGGCGAAAGAACTGGAACCCGGTCTAAATGCACTTTTTGGACTTGAATATGACGAAAACAATGAAGAATACAAAGAACTTTATTCTATAGAAGACTCAGATAGAGCTTTTGAAGAAGAAGTCCTTGTAGTTGGATTTGGTGCAGCTCCTGTCAAGGAAGAAGGTGCAGGTGTTAGCTTTGATAACGCTTCAGAAGGATATACAGCAAGATATACACACGAAACTGTGGCACTTGCTTTCTCATTAACTGAAGAAGCTATTGAAGATAATCTCTATGACCAACTCGGTAGAAGATACACAAAAGCATTGGCACGTTCAATGCAACACACCAAAGAAGTAAAAGGTGCTAACGTATTAAACAATGCGTTTGACGCAAACTTTGCTATTGGTGACGGACAGCAATTAATTTCCACAGCACACCCATTAGCAGGTGGTGGAACAGCTAGAAATAGAGCTACAACAATGGCTGACCTAAATGAAACTTCATTAGAAGACAACATTATTGATATATCAACATTTGTTGACGACAGAAACCTAACTATTGCAGTTAGACCTGACAAATTAATAATTCCACCACAATTATCATTTATTGCGGATAGATTATTAAATACACCGGGTAGAGTTGGAACAGCAGACAATGATATCAACTCAATAAGAAATCAGTCTTCTATACCAAATGGCTATAGTGTAAACCACTATCTGAATGACCCTGATGCATATTTCATTATGACATCGGTTAATGCAGATGGAGAAGGTCTAAAAATGTTCAACAGAACAGGAATGGAAACTTCTATGGAACCTGAATTTTCAACAGGTAACATCAGGTATAGAGCTAGAGAAAGATACTCATTTGGTGTATCTAACTGGCGTGGAGTTTTTGGCTCACAAGGAGCTTAAGGTTCTTCAAACCAATAAAGGGAGCATTAGCTCCCTTTTTTTATTATATAAACTGATATACAATCAAAAGACTAGGATTAATTAACTTGTTTTACCAACTGACCTAGCAGACAAGCCAAGATGGTAAGACTTATTTCCTTAGGAGGAAATTATGGCAAAATCGACATTTTCAGGTCCAGTCAAGTCATTGGCAGGATTTATTACAGCAGGTGTCAATAGTAGTGTCAGCTTAACAGCAGATACAACATTAACTGTTGATGCACATGCAGGAAAAATTTTATTATGCAACGATGCAGACGGTAAATTTACTTTACCTTCAATTGTTACAACAACACCAAGCGACCCAACAGACCCTAATCAGGCTAATAACATTGGTGCTTCTTTCTATTTCTATATAGAAACAGCAGCAACAGACTTAGACATCTTAACTGATGGAACTGACAAATTTAAAGGTGCAGTAATTGTCGCTGTAGATGATGGTTCAAAGAAAGCTTTTGTTCCGGGTGCTTCTAACGATGTTATGACACTAAATGGTTCTACAAAAGGTGGTATCGTTGGTAGTGTTGTTCAAGTAACAGCTATTGATGCAGCTACTTATCTTGTTCACGATTCATTATTAATTGGTTCAGGAACAATAGTAACACCATTTGCTGACGCATAAGGAGTAAATCATGGCAGACGCAGTAACCTCACAAACAATTCAGGACGGCAATAATACAGCTGTTTTGAAGTTTACAAACGTATCAGACGGCACAGGTGAAAGTGCTGTCAAAAAGGTTGATGTATCGGCTTTGGAACCAAATAGTAAAGGTGACGCATGCACCTCTGTCTCAGTGGCTCGTATTTATTGGGCTACTAGAGGCATGGGTGTAAACATTGAATTTGATGCGTCAACTAATGTTTTATTAACTGGTTTACCTGCAGACAGTACAGGTGACGAATACTATGACTTGTTCACAGGCATACCTAATAATGCAGGTAGTGGTGTGACAGGTGATATTGACTTCACAACTGTAGGACATTCTAGTGGCGACACTTATTCAATTATATTGGTTTTGAATAA